CGCCCCGCGCTGCACGACCGCCCGGCGCTCGCTAGATGTCGGCATCGACACCCAGCTCCGCAGCCATGTCGCGGATCTCCTTGCGTGCGTCCAGGTCGAGGGTCTGGACGCTGTCGGCGTGCCCGCGGGGGTCGGCGCCGAGCACGGCGATGAGCATGAGCTTGCGAGCGGGCCCGTCCGGCGCACCCGCCTGGCGGAAGGCCTCGTAGAGCGTGTCGGCGCAAGCGCCGGTGAGCGTAAGGAAATCGCTGAGCCCGCCCGAGCCCACGAAGCACGAGTGGCCGGTGCCGTCACCGCTGCTGGTCGAAAGCGTCGCGCAGCGGCACTCGAACGAGCGGACCTCGCCGCACGCCTCCACCGTCACCCTGACCTTCTTCTCGTTACTCATCCTTCTCCTCCTTGGCGGTCTCCCTGTCCATGTCGATGTCGAGGTCGTAGTAGATCGCGCTCCGCTCTTCCTCCTCCGGGAACCCGCAGTGCACCGCGGCGTAGACGAGCTCGATGTGCATGGCGTCCATGGGGATGCCGGCGCGGACTCCGGCAGAGAGCAGCTCCGAGAGGGCTGCTTCCGCGAGAACCCTAATCGACTTCGAGTCGAAGGTGCCGACGTGAAGCGATGTGCCGGGCTCACCGTCCGCCCCCACCGTTGCCACCATTGCCTCGCGGCAGAGGATGGAGCACTCATGCCCCCTGGCCTCCACCGTCACCGTGACGTAGTTCTCATCCTCGCTACTCATCATCCTCGTCCTCCTCTTCGGCGCTCTCCTGCACCCTTGCCAAAAGCCACTCGTCGTCCCCGCCGGCCTCGAAGCCCGCCGAGCGGAACAGCTTCCAGTGCTCGAGCCAGCCCTCGGCATCGTCACCGAGATAGCCGTCATCGAGCTGTGCCATTTCCTTCGCCGCACCCATGAGCCAGTAGCCGGCCTCGTACTCGCTTGGCCTCGAGGGGCCGAGGCGCTCCATGAACTCATCGCGGACGCGTCCGAAGCGCTCCTCGTTCTTGAGGTAGCTGTCGCTGCCCATCGCGCCGAAGTACGCGACCGGGTTCGCGCGGGCAGCGCGCACGTGAACCATGAGGTTCTCGGGCATGCCAAACGCGCCGGACGCGACGAAGCCGACCAGTCGCCTGTACAGGTCCTTGAGCGCCGACGCCTCGCGCGCAGCCTCCTGCTCGGCGAGGATCTCCTCCTCGGACTTCTCGGGCTCCGCACCGTCATCCGGCGCGTAGAGGTACCAGCCCACGCTATCGGCCACGGCGACGGTGCCGGGGGCGACGTCCATCCTCTAGAGCTTCGCGTCGGCGAGGCCGAGGTGGATCCAGTCCACGTAGCTCGTCCCCTCCGGCCGCTCCTTCACCACCGGGATGCCCGCATCGCCGAACGCGTCGTAGTCCTCGGCCTTGGCCTCCTCGCGCTCGTTGCGGCGGCGGATGCTGTCGGCCTTGCCCGCCCAGCCGTCACCGGCGGCGAGGACCGCCTCGATATCCTTCTCGTCGTCGAAGGCGCTCGCGGCCTCGAGCTGCTCCAGCGTCACCTGCGCGCCGGCGTCGATGCGACCGCGCAGTTTGCGCGCCGCGCGGATCTGCCCGGCGGTGGCGCGGCTCGCACGCTCGATGCGCTGCTCGTCGACGCCCAGCACGAGCATCTGCTGCACGCCGCGGGCGCGCTCTGCCTCAGTCAGCTGGCGCTTGTCGTCGGTTGCAAGCATGGCCACGAGCTCGTTGGCCTCGTCCATGGTGTCGGCCACCAGCGCGGAGACCTCGCGGTCTTCCCCGTAAAGCGACGACAGCGCGCGGTAGCGGCGCTCGCCGTCGACGATACGGAACACGTTGCCGTCCGCCACGACCACGGGCGGGTTCAGCGGCTCGCCGCCGGTCGCCTCGATGCTGCGGGCCAGGGCGCCGATGTCGCCAAAGTCCTCGCGCGGGTTCTGCTCGCTCGGACGGATGTCGCCCAGGCGCACGGCCCTCTTCTCAAACTGCATGTCATTCCTCCTAGTCCTAGTAGTACATCCCGCTCGGGGCGGTCCCCTCGATGGCGCCCGCGACGGCGAGGAGCGCGAGCATCACGAAGGCGCACACCACGCCCCGCGTCCGTTCGGACAACGTTCCCCACCAGGCCGACACCCGGTCGCTAAGCAGCAAAAGAATCTCGCTCATGGGTTCCCTCCTCGATCCACTCGTCGACCCACTCGGGGCGCACCAGGTAGCCGCGGCAGCGGCCGTCGGGCAGGCAGTAGGTGAGCCTGCGCGCGGTGCATTCGTCTCTGAGGGTGTTGTAGGGCACCCCCAGCACGCGCGACACCTCGTCGAGCGTGTACAGCAGCTTGCGCGGCAACTTGAGCTCGGCGGCAAGTGCTCTAAACGTCTGGGGCTTCTTACTGGTATCATCCATGGATGACCTCCTTTCAGGTCGGCCTCCCGCGTACGGTCCTAACGCTGCGGGAGGCTCTTTTTTGGGTCGGGCGTAGGGCGGACCCTCCCCCGACACGGCACCGGCTGGAACGCCCGGCGGATGGTTAACGGAGCCCGCCGGGACCGGTGCCGCCTCGGGGAAGGGGCCTCAGCCCCGCAGCGAGGCGATCGCCCACGCCGCGATGAACGGCACGGTGGCCGAAAAGCACACCCGCGCCAGCCCGTAGGCCCCCTGCGCGGTGCATGCCCACCCCGCGGCATCCATCACGACGGCCGAGGCCAGCAGCGCCCGCCTCACTCGTAGCACCCGCCGTCGAGCGGCCAGAGGCCCGGCACCGGTTGCACATCGTCCAGCGCCACCGAGAAGTCGAGCGCCTGCTGGTGGGTGAGCGGCACCAGGCGCGCCATGTAGGCGGGGTCGCCGGCGCGGACGTGCGCCGCGAACGCATCGCGCGCGTCCGCGCGGCGCTCGAATATCTCCGTGTGCCACACGGCGTCCTCGTCGACCCATGTCACCATGCCGCCCAGGATCGTGATGACCTCGGGCAGCTCGTAGCTCTTGCCTTCCATCTCCTCCCCCATCCCTACGCGGCCTCGTCCGTGTTCCAGCCCATCAGGTCGTTGGGCGTGCAGCCGAGGGCTTGGGCGATGGCATACGCCTTGTCGACGCCCGGAACCATCGAGCCGTTCTCGTATCCGATGATTGAAGATGCCGAGAGCCCCGCCTTGTTAGCCAACTGCTCCTGAGACATATCGGCGCGAGCGCGGGCGGCGCGCAGGTTCGCTCCAAACTCGTCCTTCGAAAACTTCATCTCTTCCTCCTTCTGAAATAGGGAACTTCTTCCCTGTGCAAATCAGAGTATAGGTAATATTTTCCCTATTGCAATAGCAAACTAGGGCTTTTCTTGCCTTTTCTTTTGTGTATCTATAGAATCCTCGGTAAATGCTTCCCTATATTGGAGGTGACGATGAACCTAAAACTTAAGCAGGCTAGGAAAGAAAACGGATATTCACAGGCCGATCTAGCAGACGCGTTGAACGTTGACATCAAAACGGTAGGCAACTGGGAACGAGGGAAGACCCTTCCCGATATTGAGCAGCTCTGGAAGTGTGCAAAGGTTCTGCACACCGACCCCAACGACCTGCTCGGCTGGTACGAGGAGCATCCCGAGGACAAGCCGACGGCGCCGGCGGGCGCGGAGGGCGAGCTGATCACCTGCTACCGACGGAGCACCGAGAAGAGGCGCTCGAAGATCCTGGAGACGGCACGCGACCAGGCCGAACTGTCCCAAGCTCAGGCTGCAGCGCCTGAAGGCGAAGGGCTGGAAGCGGATCAAGTAAGGTCCGCGTAGCAAGGTCAGGAGGTATTCATGGGGCTGTTCAGCTCATTGGCCAAAGCGATTTTGACGGGCAGTGGCGCACCTCGCTCTGCCGCCATGTCCGCACAAGATGGTAGGCACCCCGCCGCGCGCGCCATAGACATCGACGGCGATTGCGAGAAGACGGTGTTTGCCTACGTCGGCGTGCCCTTCAAGGGCATCCGGAAAGGAACCGAGTTCTACGTCGATCCGCTCGGTCGCGACATGGTCATCCACAGCAAGTCGACCGGCACGACGGCGGACAGCGCCGAGTTTGGAGATACGCCACTTTCCTACAACGGCACCGCATTCGGATTTACCTACTCGGGACTCGGGTTCCTCAAGGAGATGGTGGCGGCCGGCTTCACGTTCCGTCTCAAGGTCAAGAAAACCGGCATGTTCTCCCCCGGCGTCCCCGAGCTAGTCAGCCTGACTGCGGAGCCCCGGCTCTTGGAGCAGTGGTGGGAACGCCAGAAGACGCTGACGACTCCCGTTCCGTTCTCCGAGGAAGACGAGCTTATTAGACTCGAGGCTAAACGCGAGGCGCAATATAGGGCCAAGGTCGCCCAGGTGAGGCGCAGGCGGACAGGCATCGAGCTTGCAAAGGATTCGCTTGAGGTATGGATTACCGTTACCGATCGCAACTGGATCGGCGGCGAACTGCCCAGAAAGGACCTCCGCTTCACTCCATCATTCGAGATAGTCCCGACGCCAAAGGGCTCGTCGGCAAAGCCCCATATCAGAGTGCTCGCCGACGGCAATCCGCTCGTCGAGATTAGCGCCATGAGCACCGAGGTTTACAAGCAAATCTCCGCGAACAGGGAAAGACCGTGCCGCGCCATCTATATGTGGGACTACTACCAAGACAGCACCGACCAGACAAAGCTCTATCTGGTATTTGACTAGACGAGAAGGGCTGAAAGCGGATCAAGTAAGGTCCGCGTAGGCCGCGTTATTCAATTCATTTATGGGAAGAAGTAATAACAATGTCTCAATCATTAGCGGAGACGCACGTGGAGGATCTCATCTACGAGTGTGACTGCATCGCTGCGGGAAATTACGGTGAGAGCACCCAGGAACACATCGACGACCTCATGCTGCAGATGGAAGGGTTTTCCTTCTCGCTCATGCGCACCGAATCGTCAGCAATTCCCAGAGACAAGACGCTGAATGGCGTAAAGCGCGCAAAGGGATGGCTCGTGGCAAACATGGCGGCGCTCACAAACAGCGGAAACGGTACGACGGTTAGCTCCAGCAGCGTCTCACAGGCCACGGCGACGGCGGACGTTTCGGTAGAGGTAAGCCAGGCGGTGGCTGAAATCGGCAACGACCCCGTTCTCGACAATGAGACGAAAGCGGCACTCGAGCTGGCGCTGTCACGGGCGCGCATGGCAGCCGAGACGAAGAACAAGACTGGATTCGCCGAACACGCTGCAAGGGTCATCGACCTTGCAACGAAGAGCGTGGATCTCGTACCCAAGGCGTTGGTGGCCCTCGGTGTGCTCGCGAAGCTCTTCGGCGCCTAGGTTTTTCAGGTTTTTCCGGAAAAACTTCCAACGGGCACACCAAAACACCAGTTACTCCCCCATTTTCGTAACCCCACGAAAATGGGCAGGTGGCTGATTAAGTTGTTGCAGAAAGCGCAACGACTGCTGCTAAACAAAGAAGCCCCGTGCGGCGATCTTGGCGGATCCGCTTGGGCAGCATTTAAACTATAAATACTTGCTATTTTACTTGATTGATAACTATCAATTGTTTATAATTTAATTGTCGAAAGGAGGAGAGATGCCCAAGGAGCAGGAGCCCGCGCAGGTGCTCAAGCGGTTCAAGAAGGAGGGTTGGACGCTCTACACCGGCAAGGGCAGCCATGTGGTCGCGCGAAAGGACGGGGTCCAGATCAGCGTGCCCACCTCCAAGAAGGAGATACCGATAGGGACGTACCGAAAAATAGTTAAGACGGCGGGGTGGCTTTAGCCCCGCCCCCTTGGGGGTCGAAAGATATGAAGACATACGTTTACCAGGCGGTGCTCACACCCGACGAGGACGGCGGCTACGACGTGGAGTTTCCCTCACTGCCGGGATGCTTCACCTACGGCGATACGATTGCCGAGGCCGCCGAGCAGTCCGTGGACGCGGCGAGCACCTACGTGGCCGCGCTCGTAAAGGACGGTCTTGCCGTGCCTGAGCCCGAGTTCATCGAGCCCGCAGACGGCGGGCTCTCCATGATGGTCGCCTTCTCCACGGACGAGGGGTACATCGTGGAGGGCGAGACGGTCTCGGCGGCCGAAGCCGCGCGCAGGCTCTCCGTCTCCCCCGGCAGGATCACCCACATGCTCGACTCGGGGATCCTTACGGGCTACCGCAAGGGCCGCCGCACCTACGTAACCGTGGAGAGCATAGCGGCGCGCCTGATCGACACGCCACGCTCGGGCAGGCCCAAGCGCCGCGCAGTCGCGTAGCCGCTAGTCCGTCATAAAAGATGGGCTAACGGCAGCAAAAAAGAAACCCCACCGCGCATGGCTGGAACCTTGGCGCGGTGGGGTGACAACAAGGATGCCGGAGTAACACGGAGATAGCTCCGGGCAACCTAGGGACATTATATGACACGCAAGCAGAGGCGCCGCGCGTGGGGCTCAATCACCGAAGCCAAGCGTGGCAAGAAATACATCCTCCGATGGCAAGAGAACACGCCGTGTGGACGCAAGCGCAAAACCAAGACGGTATACGGCACCTATCGCGAGGCATGCACCGAACTCGACCGCATCCACGTCGAGCGTGCCGATGACAAGCCGGTGCCGACCATCGCCCAGGCATACGGCACATGGCTCGAGCCGACCATGGCGGCACAGGTCGCGGCGGGCACGCTCGCGCCGAACACCCGCAGCCTCGTCACAAGGTCGTGGGCGAACTACGTCGGCCCCACATGGGGCTCAATGCCAGTCGACCAGTTGCGCCCCGTGCACCTGCAGGAATGGCTCCTGACTCTCCCCGCAGCGACGGCGGACACCGCCCTACTCACTCTGCGCAAGATTTACGGCACTGTGTCGGGCTTTGTCGTGCTGCCCATCGACCCGTTTGCCGCCACCGTGAAATACACCATGCCCACGCGCAAGACGCGCGAGCGCTCCAAGCGCCTGTACACGCTCGCCGAAGCCAAGGACATCCTGGGGCGCTTGCACGGGACCTCGCTCGAGGCGCCGTTCATCATGGCGTGCTTTGGATCATGCCGCTCGGGTGAGTCGCTGGGCATCCGCATCGATGAGGTCATGCCATTCGCGGCGGAATCCACAACGCTCGCGACGGTCGACCTCGTGCGCCAGATGGAGCAAGCGGGCATCGAGCCCACGGCGGACGGCGTACTCAAGACGCGGAAGTCCATACGCACCGTCGTGGTGCTGCCGGATGCCGCCGGGCGCCTGCTCGAAATTGCAGGCGAGCGCCGCGCGGCAGGCTCCGAGTGGCTAGCAGATCGCGGGGACGGACTGCCCATGAACCGAGGGATGTGCAACCATAGATGGAAGAAGTGGTGCGAAGCCGAGGGCGTCGAGCGCATCCCATGGTCAAACCTGCGGAACTCATGGCGTACTATCTGCGAGATGGAGCTGCACATGCCCTGGGACCTCATGGAGATGCTCATGGGCCACTCCCTGCCGGGCGTGTCGGGGCGACATTATATTCGCCCCTCCCGCGAGCAGGTGGCGCGTTCCGTTTGCGACGCGCTTGGGATAAATTGGGATATTTCCCAACAAACCAGCAGGTAAAACGGGCGCTGTTAATAGTGGCAGAAGTGGACGGCTGGTACGTATTCCCATTGCCATCAGTCGGCGCGATGGGAGCGACATAACCGCTGCCGAGATAGGCTGAGACCGCCTGCTTGAACTCCCACCAGCTCTTTCCGTACTTGGCGAAGTAGCCATTGGGATCGGTGTGGTCGGAACCACCCCAGCGCTGAGCAGCCTCGTAGTGGGAAAGCAGGCGCGAGGTATCCCAGCCATGTGTGCGGAGCTCATCGCCAGTCCACTTGACTGCTTCAGTCCACTGCTTTGCAAAGTCGCTGGCATTGGTGGCGTGCGCCAGCTCGATACCGATTGTGGCGTAATTGCCATTACCAACATGCCAGCACAAACGGTTCTCGGGCACCGTGTTGTACACGGTGGAACCGTCAAGCTCCATAACATGGTGCACGACATAGGTATCATTGCCGCTCCAGTAGCTCACGTGGTTGCGGGCACTGGCGCCCGGGTTAGCGGTCTCGTGAATTACGAGATAACTCGCATTGAGCCATCCATGTCCATTGCTGACATAGCTATCCACACTCTGGTAGGCCTCAGCGCCGCACGGGGCGGCAAGGGCAGCCACGAGGGCGAGGACAACGGCAAGGACGCTACGGAGCGGCAGCTTGCGCTTGGGCTCGGCACTAGTCTCCGTCATGCTCGCCTCCCGCCTTGAGTCGCGCGGCGTCCACGGCCTGCTCGGCTGCGGCGTAGATGGCCGCGCTCGCGACCCCGCACACCGTGCCGATGGCGGCGACGGCCTGGTTGTCCGTGGCGATGCCGGCGACGCTGGTCGCGACGGAGCCCAAAAAGGCAGCCGTGCACAGCCAGAACTTTCGGCTTGTCACCTTGCGGATAATGTCTTCGGTAGTCATGATTCCTCCTATCTGTCGGATTCCTTGCTGTAGATCAGGTCGACTCGGTCGCAGATGTGGTCGACCTTTTGGGCCATGCCCTGGCTACGCGTCTGGCTGTGGACCAGGTCGGCGTGCAGCACGTCATTCGACGCGACGACCGACTCCATGAGGGTCTTCATCGCCTCCATGAGGCTGTTGCTTCGCTCCATCTGCGCGGCGATTCGCCCTTCCATCTGCGAGCGCTCCCGATCTCGCTGCGCCCGCTCGTCCACTTCGGCCTGCTTTCGCTCCTCGCGCTTGAGGTCGATGTTCGCCTTGCGCTCGTTCTGGACCTTGTATTCGTCCAGAAATTGCCGCCCAAAATAGAAGGCGATCAGCACCAGCGCCGCGCCGCCAAGCCAGCCGGGTCCGTACGGCGCGAAGAGCTTGAGCACCTCCATCCGGCCTCCCTCCCGTTCTGCAGTGCGGCGGAGGCCCATCCCCCGCCACACTGCAGGTTCGGCCCCCCGTAACGCCGGCCTACGCCGCCGCCATCGTGCCGACGCACACGGCCAGCGGGCCCTGCGACAGGATCACGGCGCGGTCGGTGATGACGCACCCCGTGCAGGAGCGCACCATCGGGACCGTCACCACCGCGCCATGCAGCATCACGTCGAGCGCCGTGCCGTGGACGCCCACGACCGCGCCGAACTCCATCGTCAGCCGCTTGCCGCCCGACGGAATCGCCGCCGCCAACCGCGCCGCCGCGCCCTTGATCTCGACCGCCGAATCGCTCATCGCTCGTACCTCCTCGCCGTGTGCTTTATGACGCAGCCGGCGTCGAGCGTCAGCGTCTGCTTCTGGATTGCCAGCTTGCCGACAACCCCGCCGGTCCTGTAGTTCATCGCCACCGCCATGCACGGCTCGACGGGCTTGTAGACGCTCCTGAACTCGTCCGTGCGCGTCACGGCGCGCTCGGTGGCGAGCAGCTCCGCCGCCTTGCGGTCCGCCGCCGCCTGCATGGCGTCCTGGGGCCAAGGCGTGGCGTTGCCTCCCTCCTCGACCTTGTCGGCGACGAAGATGGCCTCGCCGCCGTCGATGTAGCAGTAGCCCCAGCTGACCTTGTTGTGGTTCTCCGTGGCGTGATAGGTGTAGCTGACCTTCTGCCACTCGCCAGTCATGGTGAACCCCTTGGTCACCGGGCCAAGCGCCCTCTCCTGATCCCAGAAAGACTGTATGATGCCCGTCGCGCCCTTAGTGCCCTTGACCCACACGCTCTGCGTGTAGTCCGTATCCTTCTTGACGCTCGGACCCTCGTCCTGGCAGAAGCCGACGCGCCCGCCACTCGAGACGACCTTGATGCCGAAAAGCACGCCTACCTGCGGCGAGTCGGAGACGTAGACGGTCTGGATGCTGCCGTGCGAATCGCTCTGTCTGAAGCTCTTATCCAACTTCTTGCCGGTGCCGATGAGGGCGTTGGCGGCGCCCTCGACAAGGTTGGCGTCCTCGGTGTCCACGCCCGGAAGGCTGTCGTAGCTGTAGCTCTTGACGATTCGGCGCCCGACCGAGACGGTCGATAGGTCGGAGTCGGGAGAGTCGTCCACCGCCGTGCCGCGCACCGATGCGTCCTGCGTGCTGAAGTCCACGTGCACGACGTTGCAGACCTCGGCGCGGTTGGTCGATTCGGTCATGTCCGGCATGAAGCGCGCGTCCCTGCCCTCGGTGAACTCCGCCGAGATGGGCATGTCGGCAGGCTCGACGTAGCGCCTGAAGAGCACGTTGCCCATGCGGTCGGTCGAGGCCGAGCGGAACCCCGCCGCCTCGAGGAGCAGGTTCACGGCGTCCAGCTTGGTCTTGGCGTCGTTGTCCCTGCCCACGCCGAAAACCAAGGTGCTGCCAAGAAGGATGCTGCTGGGGTCGGCGTAGACGGTGAGGCCGACCGACTCGGCTATCTTGACGGCCTCCTCCACCGCATTGCTGTCCTGCGCGATCACGTAGGGGCCGTCGAAGTCGTCGTCCTTGAGCAGCTTCAGGAGGCCGTAGGCGTTGATCTGGCCCTCGCGATAGGCGCCGTCGATGTCCACCGAGTCCACCTGCGGCATGAATGTTCCGAGGCACTCGCGTCTCTCGCTGCCGTCCGAGAAGGAGGCATTGAGGTACACGCGCAGGAAGTCGTTGCCGACGTCGAACTTGTCGGCGAAGTCCAGGGATGCAGTCTCGTAGAGCGCCGTGTTCGCGTTGCGCTCGATGGAGCCGCCGTTCTCGATGTCGCGCACGAAGTCGAGCTCGAGCCCCGTCTCGCGCGAGACGCGCACGAAGTCGTAGGAGGCGTCGAACGGCCTCGTCCAGCTATCAGCCATTGGCGGGCTCCTCCCACGTCTCCCATGTCGGATCGCACGAGGCCACCCACGCGCCGTCGGAACGCTTCACGCTGCAGCTCAGGCGGGCGCGGAACCGCTCGCCGTAGAGATCGCGCACCCAGAAGCGCCCCGCCATGTTCATGACCTCGAGGAATGACTTGTAGTCCTCCTCGTCGAGCAGCAGGAAGTCCATGCTGTCCTTGACGTCCCTCTCGTTGATGCCGTACGAGACGGGCAGCCCCTCCCCGCCGTCGGCGAAGTGCAGCATCTTGTACCCGTGCGTCACCTTACGGCTCGAGCCCTTCTTGAGATAGCGCCCGAGCCACGACCTCTCAGCGCCGGCTCCCCAGTTGAGAGCCACCGCGCGGCTCGCCACGGTCGTCTTGACCCTCGTCGCCGTGCTCACGCCCGTCGCGGCGTAGGCGACCGCGACGTACTCGAACTCGCTGTTGAGCGGAGGCAGTGGGTCGCTCGCGCCCTCGCCCGCCGCAAGGTGAGAGCCGAGCTGCAGGGTCGAGCCGTCGGGCAGGACGCGCGACACGGTGAAGTGGGACGTCTCGGGCGTGTCGTCGCTGTCGGCCTTGCCTGGGAATACCGACAGCTGGCATCCCAACCTCTCGTCGACGAAGATGTTTAGCGACGGTTTGGCTGGCGGTGCCCAGTCGGTCCGGAAAGTTCTCGAGACGGTGACCGATAGCGACGAGCCGGCCGTGACCGTGAGCATGACCCTGTACTGCGTGAAGTTGACGAAGGCGTGTTGCGCGTAGCCGAGGACAAAGGAGCGTGCGTCCTTGTCCACAGTCCCGCTCCACAGGAGGTTGCCCCTGATGTCGCATAAAGACAGGTACTGTCGGCTGACGCCCGTCTCGTCGGCCACCTTCCACGTGAAGGTATGCGGCACCGCGCGCAGGGTCGCCCCGTCCGCAGCCGGGTCGGTGAAGAATGCCTGGGGCGCGTCCGCAACGGTATAGGCCGCGGCGCTCGACCACGCTCCCCAGTCCTCGTCGAGGCCCTTGGTGCGCACGCGCACGGTGTACATGCCCTTGGCATCCGTCGGCAACTTCAGGCTCGTAGCCGGGCCCTCGACCGTCGTGGCAATGGTGCTCGCAGGGGTCGTGATCTGCACCTCGGCGGAGGCCTGCGCCGAGCCGTCCGGATGGTTGGGCACCCATTCGAGTGTCGCGGTCGAACGGGTGGCATAAGCTGCCCTGACGCCCCTAATGGACGGTGCGAGCGGCGGGCATATAGTCGTGACCTCGTTTGACTCGGTCCACGGTCCCTTGAGGCCGTTCTTGACCGCGCGGGCGCGGTAGCGCACCGTTCCCGCCGGGGCCTCCTCGTCCTCCCAGGAGGCGTTTACGTCCGCATCGACCCACGTCTTGCGCCCGTCGGTCGTGAGCTGGAACTCCCGGCTGTCGACGAAGGCCGGCGCGTCGTGCCCCTTGAGCACGACCTTCGCCGCCTCCGCCTTGACTGCCTCGAGCATGCCGAGCGCCGTCGGCGTGGTGTAGATCGCCGGCGCGCTCACGCCGTAGTCCGACGTGCCGCCGGGGCCCGTCGCCTTGGCCGAGAAGATGTACATGCAGCCCGGCTCGAGGCCGTTGTAGGTGTGGCTCGTGGTGTCCCAACTGACGGTTCCGACGTCGGTGAACTTCCCCGGGCCGTTCTTCGCCACGCCGACGGTCACGGTCGACCAGGGGTAGTCGCCGTTCATGCCCGTGTAGTCGACGTCCCAGCTGACCTTCGCGCTGGTGTCGCTCAGGCGCTCCGCCCTGATGTTCTTCGGCGTGTGCGGCGTGTGGTAGGCACGGCACGGGACCGTGACGGTGTTGGAGGCGTTCGACGTTCCGTTGCCGAAGCCGCCCGTGACGTTAATCTGCCCCGTGAAGGTGTGGTTGTAGGCGCTTCCGTTGCCACGGTTGAGCACGACGTCGCGCGACGTGCACTGCACCCACACCCAACCGGAGTTGTTCGTCGAGTAGACCGAGCCGTTCCACGAGCCGCCCGCCGACGAGCTGCCGTTTGCGTAGCAGTTGATGGCGTAGCGCGTGCCGTAGCCGTGCGTGACGCGGTAGGTCACGGTGGTGTCCGTGCGCCCGACCTCAACAACGTCCACGTACGCGCACCAGCAGTACAGGCCGTAAGCGCCTCTGCCTTGAACCCAGTTTCCCTGCGCCATACTACGCGACCCCCATCGCCATGCTCTGCTCCACCGCCGCGACGAAGCTCCTGAAGGCGGAGGCCACGCGCCCGTCGACGCCCAGCAGGTCGCCGTCGAGGTAGAGGTTGTAAACGTTGCCGCCGCCCGCGAAGCCCGCGGCTCCGTTGGCGGTTGCCCCGTATGCTCCGCCGCCGGTAACGCTCACCCCGAACGTCGCGGCGCGCTCGACCTTCCCGACGGCGGACTCCATGGACTTCACGGGCTCGTCAGCCGTGTCGTCGATGCCGAGGGCCGCGCCCTCCATGACGTAGCCGAAAATTTTGCGGAACACGCGCGAGGGGGAGTGGATACCCAGCAGGTTCTTGGCCGCTTCGATGGCGCCGCCCACCACGCCGGTAATCTTGCTCACGACCACGCCGGCCGCGCCGCTGATTCCGTTTGCGATGCCCTGCACGATTTGCGATCCGATGGATGCCACGCGGCCCGGGATGGAGGACAGGGCGCTCATGATGGAGCTGCCGATGCTCGAGGCCGCCGAGGTCACGAAGCCGACCGCGCCGCGGATGGCGGAGCCCAGGCTGCTGATTCCGTTGCGGCCGATGCTCGCCAAGGTGGACGGCAGGTTCTGGATCGCGCCGCGGATGGCGGACACGATGTTGGCACCGCACGTGCTGACGAAGCCGGCCATGCCGGTGATGCCGTTGCCCAGGAACGTGATGGCGTTCCTGCCGAGGCTCAGCCAGTCGAGCGCCGACCACGCCGAGACGAAGGCCGAGAAGATGGCCGGGATGTTGGCGATGAGCGTCGGTATCGCCTGCACGATGCCAAGCGCCAGCGTCACGATTGCCTGGATGCCGGCACCGAGCAGTATCGGCGCGTTGTCGTTGATCGCGCTGGCGAGGTTCTGCACGATAACCGGGGCCTGCTCGATGAGCGTCGGCAGGCTGTCGGCGATACCCTGCGCCAAGCCGACGATGAGGTTCGCCGCACCCTCTGCCAGAACGCCCGCGTTCTCGGCTATGGACTCGGAGAGGCCGGTGAGAATCTGCAGGCCGCTCTCCGTGATGGAGGGCAGGTTCTCGGACAGGTAGCCGCCGAGCGATGTCATGAGCGACGCCGCCGTCTCGGAGAGGAACGATAGCCCCATCTCGATTCCCTCAGCGAGCCTGGGAACGACCTCGCCGCCCACGTCGGCGAAGCCCTCGGCGATGCCGGGCAGCGATGAGGTGATGTTCTCCTGCAGCGTGGAAAGGTCGCCCTCGAGCAGCGTCAGGCCGTAGACCATGGCGAGGTGCAAAGACTCGAGCGGGTTGTCACCAACCGACCAGATCTCACTAAGGCCCTTGAAGCGCTCGCCGATCTCGTCCACGCCGTCCGACACGGCGGAGAGGATGTCGCCCATGGGCCCGGGCACGGCTGCCGCCGCGCTGTCGAGCGCCTGCGTGAAGATGCTGACGAACGCCTGACCGAGCACGGGCCCGACCGACGTGACAAGGCTCGGTAGCTGCGACAGCGCCGTGCCGACGATGGTCGCAACGCGCGGGACGACGTTCGATGCCGCCGTCTCGACCGACTGTAGCAGCTCCTCGGTGAGCTTGCCCATGTCGGCGTCGTCCTTGCTCAGCTCCGTCACCCAGTTCTCCCAGGCGGCCTTCGCCATGTTGCAGGAGCCCTCGATGGTCGTGGCGGCCTCGCGCGAGGTCGTGCCGGCGATCTGCATCTGCTCTTGCATCGTGTGGATGGCCAGCACGACGTTATCGAAGGATAGGCTCGACTCGTCCACGGCTGAGTTGACCGCGTGCGCGTCCTTGACGAGGCGCTGCATCTCCTCCTTGGTTCCGCCGTATCCGAGCTTCAAGTTGTCGAGCATGGTGTAGTTCTGCTTCGCGAAGCCCTGGTAGGCGTTCTGGAGGTCCTCCATCGCCGTGCCGAAGGTGTTCGCGTTGTCGCTCATGTCGACCATGGCCGTGTTGGCGTACTCGGCCGCCTTGACCGTGTCGCCGCCCAGCGAGGAGACAAGCGAGGCCGAGAAGCCCGTCACCTGCTCCATGTACCGGTTGGCGCTCAGGCCGGCCGTTATGTAGGCGCGGTCGGCGTTGGCCAGCACCGTCGTCTGGGCCTGTTCGAGCTGCTCCCACTTACCGGAGCACTGCTCGACGGTCTGGCCGGTCATGGCGGCGTAGTCCTCGAGGGACTTGCCCATGTTGCCGAATATCTTCTTAATGCCGCCGACGTTCTGCTCGTATGCGGCGTATGCGCTCATGCTCATGCCCGTGATGGCGGCGACGCCCGCCCCCACGGCGGCGACGCCAACGCCTATCGCCTTGGCGGCGGTCGCGCCGGCCTTGTCGAGCGTGCCCACGACCTTCGAGGCCACGCCCTCGGCCTTGCCACTGGCCTCGTCCTTGAGGCCGACCTTAATCATCAGGTCGAGAAGGTTCACCTAGACCACCTTCAATCCCATCCGCTCGATGATGTCTGCGGCGATCTCGTCGCCGCCGCGCGTGTCCTCCGCCTCGGACCCATCGCCCGCACCGCCGTTGACGATGCTCAGGAAGGGCTCCTTGAGCCACTTCCCCTGCGCCATGAGGCGCACCGACTCGCTCAGGTACACGCGGAACGCCTCCCGCTCGTCCCGCTCGCGCCACCGCGCGACCATGTACCTACAGAAAGGGCGAGCACGCCGTGGCCCGACGTACTCGCCCAGACAGAGCCATATGTGAGATGGGTCCTCGGCGGCTATCCAAAAAAAGGAGCCAGAATGTCCTTGATGCCGTCGATGCCGTCGATGGCATCCTTGATGTCGTTCACCCACTTCTTGACGGTGAAGTCGGCCTTGTACTCCTCGAGCGTCTGGCCGTCGAGTGCGGCGAGCAGCTTGTAGCTGATCTCGCCGCCCTGGCGCAGCACGTCGGGCAGCAGACCGGCCACCATGTCCACGGCGAGGCCGTTGACCTCGGCGGTGGCGGCTGCTTTCGCGGCCTCGGGGTCGCCCTTCGCCTTGGCGGTCGCCTTGGCCTTGGCCTTGGCGGAGTCGGAGCGGAACTTGGCGTAGGAGGCCTTTGCCTTTGCGCCGAGTTCGCCGTTCATGACGTCCTCCGCCACGTCCGCCAACAGGCACATGGCATTCTGGAACTCGTCGGCGTTAAGGTTGTCCAGCTTCATGGTTAGGCTCCAATCTCCTGTTTGATATACAGCTCGTAGGGCACGATCTCGGGGTTCTTGATTGAGTAGTGGCCCGTGAACTCGAACGCGAACTGGCCCTTGGCCTTGTTCTGCGTCGTGATTTGCAGACCGCCCGTGTTGAGCGCGTTGATGAGGCGGATGGCGATATAGCCGTTGCCGTTCTCGCCCGAGTAATCGCCGATGAGCCAGATGTCGGCGAAGTCGGCCTCCGAGAGTGCGGAGCGCGGGACGATCTTCCCCTCGGTCTCGTCGGCTGCGGCTGCGAGCTTCTTGCCGAGCGCGGTGTTCAGCGTCACGAAGGTGCCGCTCAGCTTGGCCTCGATGCTGTCGATACGCTTGAGCTCCATCGTGTTGGCGGGGCAGTTGTCGATGTCCTCGCCGTAGTCGATGAAGTTGGGCGTGGCGGCGAAGCTGGTTCCGCCGCTCGTCGCGCCCATCAGCTCGGACTCCGCGACCTCTGCGGTCTTGGGGTTGAAGTTCGTGGCGAGCAGGCCCGCGTTGATGACGATCTCCTTGAACGTGTTCTCGGGGATGCGCGTGAACTTAGACATATGACCTCCTAGTAGCTGGTCATGTACTCAATGGTCAGGTTGATGATTCGGCGCTTCACGGCGTTGTCCTCGTCGGCCATGGCGTTGCAGAACGGCTCGCCCTGCATCACCCACATGCCGCCGCCGTCGCACGGCAGCAGCACGCCCGACAGCCCCAGCGCCCGGGCGATCTCTTCGGTCTTGGCGTTCGGCGCGGCCTCGGACGATGTACGGAACCAGAGGTTCACCTCGGAGTTGCACTGCGTGCCGAATGCCGCGGTCGGCAGGTCGTAGGTGATGTAGGGCATCTTCGCCTCGCCCGGCACCGCCGAGTCGCGGTACACGGGAAGGCCGAAGCCCTCGAGCCAAGCCTGCAGCGCTGCCGCCTTAGTCGCCATCCGGCACCTCCCACTCCTCCGCGCTGCACTGGCCGAAGCCAAACGACGCGCAGCACGGCGCGGCGCCGTCGTCCGCGTTCGACGTGCAGCGGAATACCTGCCCGTCGAACGCACGCTGGAAGAGGTCACCGTACCGCAGTGGCTCGTCGGTGGTCACGGTGTAGACGTTCCTCACGCCGTCGTGCTCCGCGATGCGCGAGGCAGTCGAGCTGTCGCGCACGATCGCCGCCGTGAAGCCGTCGCCTACGGCGAGAACGGTCTTGAAGCCGCCCTCGCCGTCAGGCTCGGTCTTTGCGACGAGCCTCGTGCACGCTACCGCCATGCGCTCGTACAGGCGGCTCACAGCTTTCTCCAAGGGTCGAGACGCGCCTTGAACTGCTGTCGCCACGTGATGGGCGAGCCGTCGCCGCCGACGCGCGTGTAGCTGTAGCCGCCGAAGCTCTCGCTCGCATACGGGCTGTCCAGCTCCTTGGCGTGCTCGGTCTGCCACGCCGCGATCTCGTCGGCGAGGTCGACCACGGCCTGCGGGATGGCGAGCGCCCAGACGGTGCCGACGAACTCCTCGTCCGTGAGTCCGTTGTAGGGCCACGCGTGCAGCCCGTCGTTGAACGTCGAGCCCGTGATGCGGACGTACTGGCCCTCCTTGAGGTCGAGGGCCGCGGGCGGCACGAGGCGGCCGTCCTCGATGCGGACGCGCCCCGTGCGCTTGTCGGCGACGAACCAGTTGCGCAGCGACAGAAGCACCTGCTCGAGCATCTCTGCGCCTATCGCTTATCGGTGATGACGGCGGCGAGCTCGGGGCTGAGGGTCTTGACGCCGCAGAGCATGTCGATGGAGACGGTGTCGGTCTTGGTCTTCTGGTCGTAGCCCTGCACGACGCGCAGGCCGAAGCCGTCGTAGGAGGTGGAGAACGCCTTGGGAGCGCCGAGCGGCATCTCGAGCTGGCGGGTCACGAGCGCGAAGGCGTTCTTGTGGAACGCGATGGACGGCGTGTAGTTGGCCGTCTCTGCCGTGGTCTTCTGCACGTTCTGGTCGCAGTAGAAGTCAAGGCCGTACTTACGGCCAAGCGATGCCTCCTTGAGGGCGGTGCCGTTGTCGCCGACGGCGGAGGCATTGGTGAACGCCTCGGTGTTGAGCAGGTCGGCCTCGGCCTGGGAGCCGTAGACGAAGCGGCGCTCCGTGGAGGGCGCCTTGGCGTCCACGAGGAACTTGCGGGCGGCGATGATGTCCGCCACGGCGATGGCGCCCTTGGTGTGGTCGACGCGGTTCGTGACGTCCTTCTCGAGCGCGAGCAGGTAGCCGTCGATCTTGTCGGCGAAGGCCTGCATCGCGGGGACGAGGAACTGCGCGGAGAAGTCGACGATGCCCATCGTCAGCTCCTTGGATGTGACGGCGAACGTCACGTCGAGCAGCTTGTCCATCTTGACGGGAACCTTGCCCTCCGTGGCGTCCTGCACCTCGACCTCGGTAGTGAACTCCTTGGCCTCGAAGGTGGCGGGCTTGCGGACGGTGATGGTGTCGCCCACTCCCGCGACGAACTCGGAGGAGTAGTCGCGGTGGACGAGGTTGGCCATGACGGCGTTGGTGCGCAGAACGTCCAGCGCCTCGTTGGCGATGATGTTGGGTGTAAGGATGGTGTTCGACATAGATACCCCTTAGCCTCTCTGCTCCGCCTTGTACTTCATGTACTCGGCGGTGCTCATTTCGTTGATGTCCTTGCCGCCCTCGCCCTTGGGGGCGTGGGCCACGTCGGCACCCTTGACGGTCGTGGTTGCGATGAAGTCGGCCCAGTCGGCCTTGATGCCCTCGGTCAGCTTGTCCGCGTCCTCGATAGCGCCGTCCTTGACGGTCACGCCCTCGAGGTCGGAAACCTTGAGAACGGTCTCGATGCGCTTGGGGTCGACGCCCGCCGACTTGAGCAGCTCTCGGTACAGGCCGCGCTTCTCGGCTGCGGCCTTTTCCCCAGCGACCTCGGCCTTGTAGTCGTCGAGCTCCTTGCACTTGGCCTTGTACTTTTCCTCGTACTCGCCCGCGCCTTCGCCCTTGGCCTTGAGTGCGTCCAGCTCCTTCTTGTAGCCGTCCGCCTTGTCCGCGGCCTCCTTGAACTCGTCGCGCTGCGCCTTGAGGGCGTTCACGCTCTCGGCATGCTCGTCGATGATCTGGTCGATCTTCTCGTCCTCGATGCCCATTGCCTTGAGCATCTTTCGCGTAAGTGCCAACAGAATCTCCCTTGCTTCGGAATGGGCGGGTTCCCACCTATTGCCTCGGCGGGGCCCGCGCCGCAATACCTCGCGGCAAGGGTGAGTATCCAAACGGAGTAACGCGGCCCTATGCGCCGCCCCTCAGGTGCTTCTCGAGAATCGCCCGGTACGTGTCCCCGTGGCCAGTCGCCGCCTTGCGCAGGAAGTGCTTGCCCTTCATGCGGGAGGTCCCCTCCTCGACGTACGGCGCGTACTCGACGTTGGTGCCGATGAAGCAGTCGTAGCCTTTGAGGAGGTGCGTGACGGAGTTGCGCAACCTGCCCGTGTCGACCGGGCACGTCGCCTTGGCGTAGCCCTCCGCGACGAGGCCTATCTCCTCTAGGCCCGTTTTATAGGCGCGCAGGAGGGCCTTCTCGACCTGCTCGATGTTGTTCTGCCGTATCTCGATGCACTCGGCGGTATCCAGCTTCGCGGCGTTTACGATCTCCTCGGTGATGAGGGTGCCGTGCCGGCCGTGGTCGCCGACGCCGCCGACGAGCCCGTAAGCCATCAGTCGAGCACCTCGCAGCCGTAGCCAACGCGCCCGTCGACGTCCGCCTCGATGGCCTCGATGGCTTGCACCGGAACGCCCTCGCACCCGAGCGTGCAGCCGTCGTCGGGCTCGACCTCGTCGCCGCGCTGCGTGCAGATGTAGGTATCCGGGAACGTGAAGCCGAAGCCCAGCTTTACGGCGCAGTCGCCGCAGTTCGCACAAGTGAATAGCTCTTTCATGCCTGCCCCAATCTCTCTGCGGGCAGTGTCACGGCACGGTCACGCGGCATGAAAAAAGCCCCGCCGTGGCGGGGCCCGCTGTGATCTATTGGATTTTTACCTCGTGGGCCTTGTCCATCTCAAGCTCGATAGCAGACGGGCTCTCGCCTCTGAGGAAAAATGGAATCGGGAAGAAGTCAATCTTCCCCGTTTCCTTGTCGATGGCATACGGAGTGTCGCCCGGGGCCATCTTTCCATCGAAACCGAAACCGACGAACCAATGGTATTTGCCCTCGTATGCGCACACCGGGCCGTATCCGTCTACGGCCTCCTCTTCCAGAATCGGCTTTATGGCCTCTTCCAATGTGAGCATGTCAACCTCTTGTCGTCAGGCACTCGTCGATAAGATCGCCAAACTCGGCGTCGTCAACTCGCGCGAACTCCGTCTCCTCGGCCTTGATTATACCAAAATACCAGCTCACGTCCTCATCGCCGCTCTGTGGGTCTATGAACTTGATAGCGTTTCCCGTCTTTTCCGCAACGAAAACGTGTCGTCCGCTCTTGCCGCAAAGCGCATGGTCCCAGGAAACGGAGACCTCGGCCCTCGCGTCCCCGTTTACCGCAAGGAGGAATGACGTTATTTCTTTCTCCGGCTTATCGCCACCACGTTTCCAAGTGGCCCCCGGAAACACCTTTTTGTACGACTCGGCGCGCGCGAAGGGGTCATATGCCGATATTTTCCCCCACTTGTTCATCTTAACCGGCTTCGCAACGACGTCGAGCCCACGCCGTCTCGCCTCATACGCCGGAACGCACCTTTGGCAGTTGTACGAGTACCTGCCGTCTTTGTCCTTCTTTGTCTTAAAGTTCGGGTTGACCTTGGCAAGGTCGGAGCCTGCGGAATGCTCGCCCTTGATCTCCTTGAAAACGCGCCGACCGTTGACAATGGGCGTCGAACCGGGCGCAAGCGCCGTGTCCAACACCTTCTGCTGGTCGCCGGCACTCATCTTGCGGAACGAGCCGGACGGTATGCCGTAGTCCTCGAGCTGCCGCGAGAGCCGCTTTCGCGCCTCGGTCTTGGACACGCCTGCCGCATCCAGCTTGTGCTTGGTTCCTGGCATTTCCATAAACTCGGAGATGGTACGGTTCGCGGGCTTGGTGCCGTTTACGGCGGGCTTGCCCGCCTTCCATTCCTCGTAGGTCATGCCCTCGGGCAGGCGGCTGAAACGCTCGCCGTCGAGCACGTCGAGTCCGTCACAGCACGCCACCAGCGTGCAGCGGCAGTTGCACGTCTCGGCATACGGCGCCTCCGGGTCGCCGGGATAGCGGCACCCGTTGCCGAACTTCTCGCCGACCTCGACCTTCTCGCGGTCAATCTTCCTGTGGCTCGAGCGCGTGCGCAGGTCGAGCGTCGCCACCCATTCCTGCTGCACATTGATGCCGAGCCCCTTGGCCCTCTTGTAGCTGTCGACGCGCCCGGCGTTCTCCGCCGCCGTCGTCGAGGTCCGCGCCAAGCGCACCGCCGCCGCGTGGTTGGACCCCGCCACGTCCTGGATGCGCTTCGCGATCTTGGGTATCGACTCGCCGAGCAGCACGCCCTGCGTGATCTGGTTGGCTATGAGCCGGCGGTTCCACGCCACGTCCTTGGCGACGTTGACGGACGGCTTTGGCAGGTAGCTGTCGTGGTCGGTGAGCAGCCTCTGGACGGTTGACGCGTCCTGCAGTGCGTAGGCCGTGTCAACGCCCACGGCGCTCTCGACCTGCCACGTGCCATAGTTGTAGTTCTCGGCGTAGACCTCGGGCAGCCTGCCCTCGATGGCGGCGGCTGCGACGACGTTCGCGTGCGTCATGGCCTCGGCGCACTGCTTGAGGACGATTCGGTAGCGCCTGCCAGCCGCTATCTTCCCGCTTCGCCAAGACCTGTATTGCGCCTTGGTGATCTCGCCGGCCTCGAGACGCTCGCGCATCTTCTCGTCGTCGGCCTCGAACTGCGCCAGATGGCGCTTGAGGTTGGCGTAGGCCGTCTTGCTCGCCTCGCCGTACACTCCCGCCACCTCGCGCTCGAACGCCCGAATCTCGGCGTCTGAGAACTCGTGAGCGCTATCCTTCGCCATGCGCCGCCTCCAATCGTCGGCACGCATGGTCGCCCGCGCATAACGGAAAAGGGCCCCGACCGAAGCCGGGGCCCTTCCCTACTCGCCATCTGCCTCTAGCATCTGGCGCACCTCGTCGCGCCAGCGCTCGGGAACGCTCTCGAGCGTGCGCTTGCCGCTTTTCACGGCGCGGTAGTAGATCTTCGCCAAGTTACTCACCTCCAACGATGTCGCCGAGCTCGAGAAGGGCCTCTTGCGAGTCGGCGACCTGCTGCTGGAGCGATGCAATCTGCTCCTCCATGCTCATGCCGTCCGCCTCGTGTGCCGTCCAGACGGTGTCAAAGTCGGCCTTTGCGCCATCGACCGTCAGCTCGCCCGTCGGGTCGGTGAAGTGCAGCTCCTCGTAGGTAAACACCTTCACCTTGACGGAACCGCCCTCGCCGCCCTTCTCCTCGCGCTCGCCCTCGGCGATGCCGCGGCGCAGCCAGACGTCGGTCCCCGCGATCTCGACCGTCTCGGGCCTCTCGCCCGTTCGCTCCGACTTCACAACCATATTTTTCCTCCTAACCCACGGCCCTCGCCGCGTTGAATATGCACCGCTTGACGTTCATCTGGTGCTCCATGACAGCCGTTTTCAGCCAGCCCCAGTAAGAGCACACGCGCCTCGCCAAGCGCTCGGTGCGCCTGCGCATGTAGCGCGCGAACGCGCGTCGCAGTCGTTTCCAGAGCCTCTTTCGCAAGTCGACCCGGCGCCCGCGAGCGCACCAGATGCGATAGCCCGCGAAGTCGATGGGCTCGGCGCCGTTGCGCCTCACCTTCCACGGCTTCAGCGACAATCCTAGCCGCCCCAAAACGCGTGCGGCGATGGCCGCGGCCTTCCTGAGCGAGCGCTTTGAGTTGCCGAGAAAATAGCCGTCGTCGGCGTACCACACCTGACATCCCGCGAGCCTCACGCGCTTGCCGCGCCGCTCCTTCGCCGCCTCCTCGACCGCGTGGTACGCGAACGAGATCACGAGCGCCGCCAACCGAAGCGACAGGTAGCTGCCGAGGATAAGGACGCCGTTCATCGTCGACAGCAGCGAATGGAGCAGGTAGAGGACCTGGCTGTTCTTGACGTAGCGCGCCACCAGACCCTCCACCATCGCCGTCTGCATCGAGCCGTAGCAGTTGCGGATGTCGACGTGTACGTGGTAGGCGAAGCGATGAACCGCGCGCCTGAGCTTGCGCATCCCCAGCGCCGCACCCTTGCCCTTGACGCCGCTCGACACCTGCCAGAAGCCGACCTTGGCGGCAAGGAGCGGCTCGAGTGCCCCAACGCACAGGTAGTTGCACACCTGCCGCTTGATACTCTCGACGCTTATCTCGCGCAGCTTGCCGTTGTTCGGGTCGTGCTTCAGGTAGGTTCGAATCGGCTCGAACGTAAGCGTCTCGGTCGAGAGCTCTAGCCAGATGCGGTCGACGAACGCCGTCTCGGTGCCGTATTCGTCGGCGACGCGCCAGCCGTTCTCCTTGCCGGAGTCGCTTTTCTTCCATCGGTGCAGGGCCTCGACGACGCTCTTGCGCGTGAACTCGAGGCCCTTGCAGTAGGTTTTCATAGATCAAAGCTCTTTCTGTCTGTCATACGAGCGTTCGCCTTGCGGTTACCAGCCCGTGAGCCTTGCGGACAAATTTCACTCAAAGGAGTCAGGCTGAGCCGCGTCCCGCCAGAAAGCGGCGGGCGCGGTAGACACGGTGCGAGTAGAGATTTATAGACAGATTGCCGGGAGACGAAGTTCCAAGTGGCCCTACCGGACCGGCTCCGCGAGTCCGCGCAACGAAGACCGGCATACGAGCCGTACCACAGGCTGCCGAGGAACGGGACCAGACGGATTGTGCCCTTGACCTTACCTCCGGAGGTGTCGAAGTAGAAGTAGTCGCCGACACCGGTCGTCGCCGAGCCGCCGAGCCCCTTGCCCAAGATGAGGCCGTTGACGAACTGGATGTCGAGCATATAGCCGTCCGCCGTCGGCATGCACGCCGCCGTCGGTGTCACCCCGTCCGCCACGGCGTTCTTCTTCTCATTGCGAGTGTCGGGGTTGACCGCGATACCGAAGCCCGTCCCATCGGAGACGAAGAGCGTATCGCCCATGAACTCCCACAGGCCCAGCCCCGTCTCGACGCCGCCGACCTTGAACGGATGCTTGCCGTCCTTCGCCACCTGGCCGTCACCAACGAGGGCATCGGTGTTGCCCGTGCACCACGGCGCACTCTGGAGCCATGTGTTCACGGTCGTGTCGAACGCCTTGGCGACGTCCATGAGAAGCGCCACGTTGCCGTCTGCGAGCGTCTCCTTGCCGCCGACAACGGCACCGTCGAACACGTCGCATGCGGCTGCGGCGCCTCGGTCTGGGCACGTGGTGCCCGTGTCGGTGCCGTACATCATCGACGCACCCACGGGAATCTTCGCCGCCTGCTCGGCGGTGACGACCACGCGCGTGACGCCCATCTCGGCGAGCGCCGGGTGGACCTGGATGTTGAAGTCCGTGCAGCCCGGGAAGTCCACCTGGGAGGACTTGCAGAGCGTCTTGGTCAACTGGTGGAAGTTGATATACCACTGGTCGTAGACGCTCATGCCCGAGTAGCCCGTGGTCGCGGTCTTGCAAAGGTCGACGAGCGAGTCGTGCGACGTCGTGCGGTTGGCGACCTTCGCGCCCGAGACGGAGCGCGGGCGCCCTTCAGCGTCGATGCTCATGGGGTATGTCGGCGTCAGCATGTACGGTCGCAGCGTGCCGTCCGGCAGCAACGCCTTGGGGTTCGGCTGCGAGCCGCTGAATCGGCTGTCGGACCACGAGACGAGCAGGTTGCCGTTCGTCAGCACCTCGACCGCCTGCCAAACGACCGGCGCGATCTCGTAGACGTTGTTGCCGTGTCCGTTGTCCACGCGCGAGAAGCCGTAGTCGACGCCGTCGATGGCCTCGACCCACGGCACGCCGTCGGCGTCGGCACCGGCGTTGGCGGACACGTGGAACCACGGGCCGCCCTCGGTGTCGAACGGGTCGACAGCCGCGCTCGTCGCCGTCGCGGGCACGAACTCGGTGGAGGCCACGCGCTTCGCGGCGGCGCTCATGGGCTGGATGTCGGTGGGGCTGCCCGCCGGGATGAGGAACGTGTACACCAGCCCCGTCTTGTGCTTGTCCACCATCGCGGCGACGCTCTCGTTGGAGTAGCGGCCCGTCGAGGCGTCGCGCTCGAGCGCCTTCTGGTCGCCCAGATTCTTCACCGCGCCGACAAGCGCCCACACCGCCTTGTCCGATGCCAGCGGGTCCGCGTAATCGAACCCCTCGGTTGCCTGCTCGGTTGCCTGCTCGGTTGCCTGCGTATCGGCCATTTAGGCACCTACCTTTCGCGTCTGGCAAATCTTGCCGTTTACCTTCTTGAGTCCCAGCGCCGTCACGGCAGCCGCCGAGTCGATAATCGACTGGTAGTTCATGGCTGCCGTCTTGGCGTCCTTGAGCGCCGCCTGTGCGTCGGCGAGGGCCTTGGTCGAATCCTGCTCGCGCTTCTGCTCGGCAGTCTTGCGTCTGGCCTCCGCCTCCTTGCGCCCCGTCTCGTTTTGCCCGCGCTCGGTCTCTTTCTCCTTGCGCACGGCCTCGGCATCGGCGCGGCCCTTCTCCGCCGTTGCGACAGAAGCCTTGAGCTGCTTGAACTCGTTGTTGACCTTGTTCACGCTATCCGCCGCGTCCGTCGCGGGCTTCTTGAGCTCCGCGATCTGCTTGGCGGTGAGGTCGCTATATCTCAGCGCGTCGCCCTTCGGCACGCCGACGACCAGCACGTTGCCCTCCATCGCCGCCGTTGCCTCCGAGCCCGAGGCAAGAGTCGTGGCGCGTGCCCCCTTGACCTCCGCGGCGACAGCCTTGTCGCGTGCGGCCTCCGCCGCCTTCTGCGCGGCCTTGGCCTCGTCTCGCGCCGTCTCCGCGTCCTTGATGGTGCGCTGGTCGCTCGGCTCGTAGATGTACTCGGCGGGCTTGGCTCGCCTCTTTACGTCCCAGAGCGCCTCGATGCGC